GCGTTAATTGCTAATTTTAATGCACCTAATATTGGAAATGCCATTAGTTCCTCCCATTCGGTCTTGGTTTCATCATAGCTAATTTTTCTCTTGCTTCATTAGCCATTTCTTGTTTTTCTAAAGAAGTATCTGCTCTTAAATTAGCCAATTCTTCATTTTGTTCTAATTTATCTTCTTGAATACTTTGATTCATCATAGCCTTCATTTTATCAATATTTATCTTTTCTTCAGCTTCTTTTCGCTTGTTATCATTGTCCATAGCTCTAATATCAAGCTCTCTAGCTCTTAATTTAGCGATTGGATCATGATCAAACTGAGAAGTAATCTTTTTCTCTTCATTTTTGAAGTCTTCCATCATGTCAGCTATCAAAATAGCTTTTCTACCTTCAATTTTTTGTTGTAAAGGTGCTATTTGTTGCTGAATTTGCGGATTTTGTTGCGCCATTTGTTGCATTTGCGCTAATTGTTGCAATTCATCCTTAAATTCTAGCTCAATTTGCTCTTGTGCCATCAAACTTATGTGTTCTAAGCAGTTTTTTTCTACTGCGGCAGTTACCATTGGCGCTGTTCTCACCATATTTGTCGCTAAAAAGTTTAAATGCGCTGTAATATGCGCTCTATGGTCTTGTCCAGGGAAAGCTTGGAATGGTTGACCTGCTAAAGCATCAATATGTTCTAATGCAGGATCTTTTGGCATTGGTTGAGGTGGTTTTTTTAAAATTAAATCAATATCTTTAACACCTAAAGCTTCATACATGTTTCTATAAACTTCATATTGGTTGTGAAGTTGTGGATTTGATGTAGCCAATTGCAGCTCCGTTTGTGCGAGGGAAATTCTCTGAGTTTGAGAGAAAATATTTGGGTCTGCAACTGGCAATATATCTACTCTGTCGTCAAAGTCCATTTGCTTAATTTGCCTTTGGCCTCCAACAACATCGTATGGATAGATCGGAGGTAGATATAATTTGAAAACTCTTGCAAGTAATGTAAATTCTTTTTTCATCGCAGCATATAATCTTTTATGGATCGCAGACATAACTCTAGATCCTCTTTCCAACATAGCTACTGTCGTGCCCACTGCTGCTTGTTGGTTCCCGTCTCCTACTTGCAGGTCCGCAATGGATGCGAATCTTTGTCCTGCTTGTACCACGACACCCATAAGTTGTAATAAGGTCTGTGACGGTTCCTTAAATGGAAGCATCATAAATGCGTCTCTTAAGTTTCCACCAGGAGCATCTACATCTCTAAATTCTCCAGGTTGGATTGACTGCGCTTCGTCTCTCATTTTAATTCCACGCATCTTAAATCCGGCAGGTAAGTTTGACAAGGTTCCAGCATCTAACAATTGTCTTAATGCAGCTGTTGCTGTTCTTGATAGTCCACCAATCATGTGTATTAAACCAAAACCATAAAAACCTAGTCCTGGTAAAAATTTAAAGTGAACAAAATAATTAATTTTCTTTTTCATTGGATCACCAGCTTCATAGTTTCTTCTAATAGATAAAACTTTTCTTGTACCTTCTTCTAAAGTTACAATGTAAGGAATTTTTATTCCTGTTGGTTCTCCATCTTGTCCAACATCTTCAAAGCCATCTAAATCTAAATCTACGTGGCATTCTAAAATGCTAAACATTCTATCGTCTCTTCCTTTAGAAGCTCCTTCTAAAGCTCTTTCTTTTTTCTCTGCTTCTGTTTCATTTAAATGAGTTGGATTAACTTCTATGTCTTTATAGAAACCACCTACTTGTTGTTTTCTTAATTCATTCTCAGTCATTCTAACTGTATGAATGATAGACTCACAATCATCTAATGAAGTTGCAGTATAAGGTACTACTAAATCATCTGCAGGAACAAATTTAGAAACTGCTCTTTGCATTAATTCATCGTAGTAAATTTTTTTAAATGTTGATCCAGCTAATGGTAAATTAAATAACATCTGGTCAAACTCAGGCTCGTATTCTTTCATCTGATCCATCAATTGATAGTTCATAAAATTTTTAACTCTTTGAGACTGTTGTTCTTTGTCAGGTGTAGGTAATCCAATTATTTGAGTTCTAACTGGTCCTTCTGCTGGTAATAATTCTTTGTAAGCTAAAGCTTGAAACTGTGTTACAGCTTCAGCAAGTACTGGGTGAGTTGCACCACTTGCACCTTTAAATGGTTCTGATCTATCGTCGTAATTAAATCCTAATAAATCTAATCCAGTTGTGTAAGCTCTTTCCCAATCTTTTCTTGAAGTTTTATAATCTGTATAATCTTGATGAAGTTTACTTCCTAATCTATCTAAAACATCATCTGGTAATAATTCTGCTAAGTTAGCGTAATGACCTTCGTCTTGCCCTGGATTCATTGCCATGGGATCAAAATTTATATCTACACTACCATCTTCATTCTGTTGTACGTCAATTGGATTTTCAACATCTTGTTGAGCTTCCTGATCTCCTACAGCTACTTCTTCAGGACTAGGAATATTTAACGTTTGCTTTACGTTTGGTAAAGCTTTGTCTATATCTGCCATTTGTTTTCTCCGATGTTATTGTTTTACCCTGTTTTGTAGGAATATTCAACCCTTGTGGATTAGGTCCTCTTTTAGGGGGTACTGTAGTTGTTAATCTTTTAGTCGATGTCATAGTCATCATAGTCATAATCAGGTGGATCACGGTCAGGGAATACTTCTTTTGGCTTAGTCCCTTTTTTCTTATGAATTTGTGTAGTTGTTTTATTCTTAGCAAATGCTTCAAGTTCTGTTAAATCGGACATTGCATCATCTACAGTAGTTTCATTAATGTCCCAATTTATATCTAAAGCATCTGAGTCCATACTTCCCTCTAATTCATTAACACCGAATTCATCAGGTGGTTTTTTACCTTTTGTCATTTCATCTGCTTGACCTTTTGTATAGTCTAAAGAATATTCTTTATTATAAGCTCCACTAGAAGTTTGATATGTTCCTTTTTTAGGTGTTACATTTATACTTACATCTCCAGTATCTAAATCGTAAACCATATCCACATCATCACCACCTTCAAGCGTACCTCTTTTTACAATTTGTCTTTCTTTAAAAGCCACTTGTTTGGTAACATCTTCACCTTCATTAAAAAGTTTTTTAACGAGCTGTGGAAACCATTCTGGCATGCCTTTAATTTTTTCTATTGTTGGACTTGCATAAGTAGCTGCTTGTTTTGCAACATCAGTAAGTTTAAAAAATCTTCCAACAAGAGGTAACGCTGCAAGAGCAGTTATACCTTTTAAGAAAGCTCTTCTACTTGGATTCTTTGGTTTCGATCCTTCGTCAAAACCTACACGGCCGCCTTCGGCCATGTTTTCTTTTGCGTACATCTCAAAAAATTTTTTAAAAGATATAATTGGATATTTTTGTTTACCGCTATAATAAGATTTTTTATATACTTTATATGCATTAAGAATTTCCTGCATATCAGCTCCTGGGCTAGCCGTAGCAAAACCTACACGGCCGCCTTGATTGTAATGCTCTCCTTCTTCATAATAATCTTCTATTCCTTGTTTTAATTGCTCGGACTTTTCAACATAAGAAGGTTTCTCTGGCATGTTTCTAACTGCATCAATAGCAGTCGATATAACTAATCCAGGTACTCCAAATCTTTTAGAAATTGTACTAATTGTTTTTGGGCTTAAACCTAGTCTTAAAAATTTACGTATAACTCCTGGTTTATCTAATTTACCTACTTTTGCTAAAGTATCCATAAAAGCAAGTTCTAAGTAATTCCATTTATTTAAAACTGTTGCTTCAGGCAATGATTTTCCTTCTTCTAATGCCGCTTTTGTATGTCCGTATTGCCATCCCGGTATAAGAAGAGGCGCTCCCAAAGCTGCACTTTTTTCTAAAACTTTAGATCCAACTTTTTTAGTCTTGTCCCATAGCGATGTCCCTTCTGCTAGTTTAATACGTCCGCCTTCACTAGCTAATAATCTTGAATCATCTTTAAACTGGTCTTCGTACTGAACACGGAGGTCTGGATTTTGTTTTAAAATTTTATTAAAACTTTCTAAGAATCCAGGAACGTTTAATCTTCTTAAATTTCTTATTGCTTCAAACCCAATGCCAGACTTTTTAAGTAAATTACTAACCTTTGGATCATCTAAAAATTTAAACGCTCTTTCATAGGCTTTACCAAACTTCTTCTGTTGTTCAGAATATAAAGTTTTTAAATTAAAAGGCTCTGCACCATAATCTATTATTTTTTTTCCTTTAGAATCTATTGATCCAAAATCTTTAGGTAGAAAATCTCTTAACTCTGTAATAGTTTTTACAAGTTCTTTATCCCCTGCAGTTACAGCGCGATTTAAAGCTGTATCTATGTTTCCTTTAAAAGACATTTGATTTAAATAACCTGGATATGCTTTTACTCTAATTAAATTTTCAGGGTCCGCTCCTTCGTCAATCTGTTTTAAAAAAGAATAGGGAATAACGTGGTCTAATTGCGCAGTAAAATACTGTTTATACTCTTCAGGTAGTTTTTTCTGTAATTCACGAAATTTTTCTAATTTTTCTAATAAAGGAGTTAATTTTTTAGGGACCTTCCCATAAGCGTCTTGTAATAAAAATTCTAATGTACGTCTGTAATATTTATCATCTAAAGTAAGTATTCTATCTTTTACTTTCATTAATTCATCATAACTATAACCATCAAGAAACCGGCCTTTTTTACTTTTTGGATTAGCAGAAAAATATACGTTTTGGTGTAAATTTTTTATAGCATTGTCTAATGTATCTGGAGTTATTTTTAAATCTTTTGCAGCTTGTTTTAAATCTATGTTTCCATCACCTTTTAATAAATACTCAAAAACTTCAGGTTGATTGTATTTAGGTTTTTTACCGGG